GTGATAGCCGATTCAATGAGGCCATCGAACAACTAACAGGCCATACTTTCTATGGTGCGGTAGCACTACACGATAGGACAGAGTCAGCAAGCTACATGAGGAGCATGGACTAATGGCTAAAAAGAAAATCAAGTACGAACAGCAGCCGAGAAGAATCTTGGCTGTTACTGCATGGAATAGTGGAACATCCATAGCGTGGTCATCAGGGCACGATCCCAACATAATCCACGCAACAAAGGCAGTAAGAAAAGCTAAAAGAGATAACGGATTATTGGGCTGGCAGATAATGACAGTCCATATCTTTGACATTCACGACTCTGAACGCTGGGCTTGGGATGGATACCAGTTAAGAGACCCAGATGTAATAGATAAAGAGTCGGACTCTTATAAGAACGACTATTACAACCAATACAAAGGGTGCAAACCTTTTAAATTAATTAAAACTATGGAGGTAGTAACCTAATGGCTATGTCACTATGCGATTATCCAATTAAAACGGATCAGACTAAACATCAATACAAATACAGAATAGTATTTACTATTGATTGTGATTATGAGGAGTTAGTGCAAGCTATCGACCTCGATTATGTAAGGAGAGGCAGCGACTTAAAAGTTAGCTGCTACACCAACAGCAACAACGAACTTGAAAGCTGGTTAGAACCAGAGTATGACAAGTTTTGTGGCAACGTACTTAACGAAGAGTTAGCCGAGTCTTGTAGCTATGCGATGGTCTATCGTAAACCATTAAGTGGCCCTAATAGATACAGAAAGGAGGTTAAGTAATGGGATTAGATGAAAAGTTTAGACGCATCCATCTGGAGTATGGAATCATCAACGATAGATGGATGTTTAGCGACAACAAAAAGTACAGCGACAACGATTATTTAAGGGAGGTCGGTGCTAATGACATCGAACTTCTTAAATTATTAAAAGAGAATCCGCTATGGCATACACAAGTGCAACGTTTAACTTATATCTTAGGGGTACTAAACAACCTTGAAGGTAATACAGACATGGCAATAGTGTTACCAGATGATTCAGTTAAAGCTAGAAATTTACTAATTAAACATATAATTGAAAGCTTAATCCCAATAGTTGAGATGGTTAACTCATGCAGATAGCACCGAAACAAGATCCTAAATCTTATGAGGTTATTTTTAGTAGCCCTTCTACCAATATGGTGGAGGGTTACATTCAAAAAGCACCCAACTTAATGGAAGCATTGAAAATTTTTATGAGATCTAACATCCCTTATAAAGAAATTTATGAGGTAAAAGTATGTCTTAATAGAGAGACACATGCAGCTTAACCTTATATGTTTGATACTATTATCAGCACACCTAGTAATAACACTAGGATTAAATTCTAAATTCAACCTACTACTACAAGAAGATGCAACCAGACTTCCAGTTATACAAACTAACAACAAAAAAACCAGATAAAGCACACGCTAATAATGCTGGACAAGTCCTGTATTTTACAGGCAAAGATGAGTACTGTCCTAATGGTCAATGGATTAGTCAGACTTATGATTACATCCCGACTCAAGCTATCTACTGGTGCATGCTACCTGACAATCCTATTGTTATTGAAACAGCGGACGAGTCTAGTGATAGAGCTATGAACGAGTTCCTTAAACAGCGATATGAAAACGCTGAACAAAGAGTGGCTATGTATCCATTAATAAAGTTAGTATGGACTACAGCAAGGAGGTACTTTGAAGATGGAAGAAAGTAAAAAGTTACAGGCTTTTCTACCTCCGCAAGTATGCCACAAGTTAGATACTCTTGCTGGTAAGCAAGGTATTACTAGAGCCGAGCTATCGAAGAGGATAGTAACCGAATGGTTAGAAATAAATTACGATAGCAAGCTAGAGTTCTGGAGTTAATGCGGTCACTTAATGACCAACTTAACAACGAAGAGTTAATGCTTAACTTAGGACAGAACAGAGTTAGGTCTAATCAAAACAAAAAACAATCTAAGGGCATGGAGTCTCTCACTATTTATGGTGAGGCTTTGTGCTCTTTTAATGTGGACATAATAGTTAATCACTTGCGAGCCATCAGGAGGAAGATTGAGAAGGGTAAAGCTGGCATTAACTACGCAATGCTTACACCATTATTAGAACTACCACCCCAACAAGTAGCAGCAGCAGCGATACGAACAGTAGTCGATACCCTTTCCAGCACACCTACCCTGCACCAGATAGCAGCTAGTGTTATCGAGAAGATATGGATAGAGACAATGCTAGACAGGGCTACCGATAGCGAACTAAATAAATATAAAAGAGGCAAGCATAAGAAAAGATATAAAATATTTTTAATTAATTCTATGGTTAATACTGAGTACTGGAACGCTCGTCAACGCATGGCAAGTGGACTGTTCATGGTAGAACTGATACAAAAATATACTGGATTGATAGAGATATATCTACAAAAAAATCTCAACACCTCCAGAAGGATGGTGCGAGCCACCGATAAATGTATGGAATGGGTAGAAAAAATAAATACCAATTTAAAAATACACACCCCAAACTTTTTACCGCTGTTAATCAAGCCTAAACATTGGACTAACCCATACGATGGCGGTTACTATAATGAGAACATAAAGTTTAATCTTTTTAAAAGTAACAATAAAGAAATAGCAAGCAAACCTATAGCAACTACTACGTTTTATGATGTTGCTAACATACAAGGGGATGTAAGTATGCGGGTCAATAAGTATATGTTAGTACAGATATTACAGGCTTATAATAATAACTTAGAGATAGGTTGTTTGTTACCAAGAGAGGGGTATGCTGTACCTCCTTACCCTAAACATTTAAACGAGGATGATCCCGAAGTAATTAAATGGAAGATGCATTGCAAAAGAATAATAGAAAAGAATAACCAAACAAAAGGTAGTCGTATTGGTATAGCTAAAACATTATGGATGGCTGAGAAATATAAAGACGAACCTAACCTGTACTTCCCTAAACAACTAGACTTTAGAGGTAGGGTTTACGATAGAGTTCCCTTCCTTAATGCACAAGGTAATGACATATCAAGATCACTATTAGAATTTACTAATGGCAAGTTAATAAAAACAGAAGAGGATCTTAGATGGCTGAAGATACATGGTGCAAATATGTTTGGTATTAAACAAGACTTCCAAACTAAAGTTGATTGGGTTAATAATAACTTAGATAATATCTATCACATTGGAAGAGATTGTTGGGATGCACCAGAGCTATGGATGCGGGCTGATAAGGCTTGGAGTTTTCTTGCTTTTTGCAGGGCAATCTATCTTTATAACAAAGAACCAGATAGAAATTTATGTCACTTACCCTGCCACCTTGACTGCACTTGTAGTTCTATTCAGCACTACAGCGGGTTGTTACGTTCCAAAGTAATGGGAGAGAAAGTAAATCTAATTAACTCCGATAGACCACAAGATATATACAGCGAAGTAGCATCACAAATAAACAAAAGACTAATAGAAAGTGACGATCCACGAGCAGCTAAATGGTTAATGCTTAATGTTGATAGGTCATTAACTAAACCATGCGTGATGACAGCACCATACTCCGCTACTAATAGTGCGTTCTATCACTATGCATATAGCTGGGCACAAGAACGATCAACAAAATTATTAGGCAAGAACAACTGGACAAGAGGTAAAGGTAGTATGAGTGCTATGAATTATATGGCTACTCTTTTGTTTCAAGAGTCAGCTAAGTCTATAGCTCCAGCATATGTAGCAATGAAATGGTTTAAGGCTGTAGCTAGAGAGTTAGGTAAGGTAAACAAAGCAGTAATCTGGACTAGCCCTACTGGTTTATATGTCGAACAAAAGTATTACGACCCCAAGAAAATAAGAATACAACTTAAATATTTATCGGATGTTTATTTGGATATAAGAACAAATGAAGATACACCAGAATTAAACACAAGGAAGATGGGGCATGCAGTCTCGGCAAATATATTACATAGTTTTGATGCAAGCCATATGGCATTTTCTACAATCCATGCTTCAATACAAGGAGTCGAAAATATCGCTGGCATCCACGATTGTTTCGTAACTACCCCGTCTGAAATGAGTTTACTGCGTGACTCGGTTAGACAAACCTTTGCTGATATGTATTCAGTAGATCGTTTGTCGAAACTAAAGGCAGAATTAAAAGCACAATTAACAGACAATCAAATACAAACGCTACCTCCAGAGCCATCTCTTGGGGAGTTAGATGTATTACTTACACGTTCATCAACCTATTTCATAACATGAATCAGATTAAGGCAACACCTTTTTATATCTTCACACCAGAATGTGGAGTTGCATGGAGTCATCTAGTAAAACCAGATGATGCATTTAATAAAGCACCAGAATGGAGTGTGACTTTACTACTAGATCCAGACCAAGCAGAAACACAACGAGTCTTTAAAGAGTTTGAAGATGGACTTGATGCATGGAAGGCACAACTTAAGGCAGCGTTTCCAAGTACCACCTTTAAGATGGGCGAACATTCGAGGTATGGATTTACTGAGTTCGAGGGTAAGAATGTAATGGAGATTAAATGTAAGAAGCCAGTTGAAGCAGGGCAAGGAGTGAAAAGATTTGCTAACACACCACCTATACTTGTAGATAAATATGGCACACCAATACCAACAGAGGAAAAAGAAAAGTACATAGGTTTAGGTAGAGGTACAACAGTACAAGCCAAGCTAAGAGTACAAGGTTATAATCATTCGACTTATGGTGTTGGATTAACAGTCCAGCCAGAAGCCATAGTCATTATGAATTTTGTACCATATGAAAAAACGACAGACCTCTCAGGTTTCAACTTCGAGAAGAAGGCAGCAACGCAAGATCTCACTCCCTCAAATGTTGAAGACTCCTTCGGGGGTAGTACGTTTTAGGTCTAAGTTTGAAGCACAAGTAGCATCAGACTTATTAAGCAAACAAGTTCCCTTTACATATGAAACTGTCAGTTATGATTACATCATCAGCAGTAGCTACACTCCTGACATCATCCTTCGTAACTGTGTGGTTGAGATCAAAGGAGTCCTACTTAAAGAAGAAAGAAAAAAATATATTGCAGTCAAGACGCAACATCCCACACTAAGTATTCGTTTCTGTTTTCAAAACGCAAACAACAAACTTAGTAAAGCTAAAAGAAGTCTGACGTATTGGCAATGGGC